GGATCATCGAGGGGGACTGGTACCGCGCGCGGTGGGGAAGCATCTTCCGCCTCACTGGCGACCAGAACGTCAAGACCCGGTTCGAGAACGACAAGACCGGATACCGGATCGCGACCTCGGTCGGAGGCACGGCGACCGGCGAGGGCGGCGACATCGTCGTCATCGACGATCCCCACAACCTGAAAGAGATCCATTCGGACGCGGCCCGGGAGGGCGTCCTGCGCTGGTTCGACGAGGTCATGCCGACCCGGGTCAACGATCCGAAGACGGGCCGGTTCGTGATCGTCATGCAGCGGGGGCACGAGCGGGACCTGTCCGGGCGCATCCTCTCGAAGGACCTCGGGTACGAGCACCTCTGCATCCCGATGGAGTACGACGGGAAGAAGCGGTCCACCTCCCTGGGCGGCTACGATCCGCGGACGGAAGAAGGCGAGCTGCTCTGGGAGGAGCGGTTCGGGAAGACGGAAGTCGAGGGCTTGAAAAAAGGCCTCGGCAGCTACAGCGCCGCGGGGCAGCTGCAGCAGTCGCCTTCCCCGGCCGGCGGCGGGATCCTGAAGCGCGAGCACTGGAAATACTACAAGGCGCTGCCGAAACTTGAAGAGACCATCCTCTCCTTCGACATGACGTTCAAGAAGCTCTCCGACAACGACTACGTCGTCGGGCAGGCGTGGGGCAGGGCGGGCGCCGACAAGTTCCTGCTGCATCAGGTCCGGGATCGGATGGGGTTTTCCGCCTCCCTGCAGGCGGTCCGAAACTTGAAGGGGAAGTATCCCGGCGCGACCGCCGTCCTGGTGGAGGACAAGGCCAACGGCCCGGCGGTGATCGAGACCCTCACGAAGGAGATCCCCGGGATCATCGCCATCGAGCCCGAGGGCGGCAAGATCGCCCGGGCGTACGCGGTGCAGCCGGAGCAGGAGGCGGGCAACGTCTACCTGCCGGATCCGTCGATCGCGCCGTGGGTCGGAGAGTTCGTCGAGGAGTGCGCGTCGTTTCCCAACGCGCCCAACGACGACCAGGTGGACGCTTTCACGCAGGCCGTGAACTGGATGAGGAACCGGGGGACGCCCGGATTCTTCTTCGCATGACGGAGGCGCCGTGCTGAACGAAATCATCGATCTTGTCGCCCGCCGGCGGGGGTACAAGAGCCCCGAAGAGGTGGGCAAGGCCATTGAGGAAGCCAAAGCCGCCGTTGCCGTCCCGGACAGCCTGATCTCCGCCGTGATGACGGCCATGAACACCGGGATAGCCCCGGAGAAGCAGTACTCGCAGCTGGTCGACGCCTACAAGTCGTGGGTCTATACGGCGATCGACAAGATCGCGAAGACCCTCGCGACCCGGAACATGCACCTGTTCGTCTACCGCAGGAAGAACGGCGAGAAGGTCCTCGACCCGTGCGCCATCCTCGCGCAGATGAAGCAGATCGACACGGCGGCCGAGCGGAAGTACGTCCTCAAAGACATGGGCTACGAGAAGCAGGAGATCTACGAGCACCCGTGGCTCTCCCTGCTGCACCGCCCCAACGGGGTCATGTCGCGGATGGTGCTGTGGTACGAGACGATTCTTCGGATGGAGCTGGGCGGTCTGTGCGCGTGGTACACGCCGGCCAACGGGCTTGGCCTGCCGGGCGAGATCTGGCCGCTGCCGCTGACCAAGTCCGCGGAGATCAAACCGCGGGTCAACCCAAAGATGCAGATCGAGGAGTGGATTTATTCAGACGGCACCGTGCGCAACCGGTTCGCCCCCCGGGACGTGCTCCCGCTGAAGTACCCGAATCCCGCCTCCCCCTTCCAGGGCTTCTCCCCGCTGATGGCGCAGACCTACCCGTACGACATCGACCTGTTCCTGATGCAGCAGCAGCGTGCGCTGTTCCAGAACAAGGGGATCCCGGGGATCCACCTCCACACTGAGCAGCAGCTCTCTCCGGAGCAGGCCAAAGACATCCGGGACCAGGTCCGGGAGCAGTTCGGGGAGGCCGCGCAGTCGGGGCGCCCCCTGGTGACGCACTCGGGGCTGGGCGCGGACAAGACCGGCTGGTCGAACCGGGACTCACTGATGACCGACGTCGCCAAGTGGGCCCGGGAGAAGCTGATCACGTCGTACGACCTCTCGGAGGCGAAACTCGGCCTCGAGGTCCCGAGCAACCGGGCGAACATGGAGGTCCTGGACGAGACGTTCGAGAAGGAGTGCATCCTCCCCAAGTGCATGCTGATCGAGGAGCAGATCAACACGTTCCTGCTGCCCCGGTACGACCGCGGCCTGGCCTGCGAGTTCGACCGTAAGGACGTCGGCGATCGCGAGTTCGCGCTCCTCGAGACGGAGATGGAGCTGCGGACCTACGTCTCCACGATCAACGACGTGCTGAAGCGCAAGGGCCGCCCGGAAGTGCCGTGGGGGAACAAGCCGTGGTTCTCGTTCGGCGTGACGCAGGATCCGGAAGCGTTGAGCGAACCGCTTTCGCCCCCGCCGCCGGCAAAGGAGGACGAAGAGATCGAGGAAAAGGCCTCCGCTGCCGTGCGCGCGCGGCGCTGGCGGCAGTTCGTCTCCCGGCAGGCTCCCTGGGAGCGTATGGTCACGTCGCAGATGAAGGGATACTTCCGCAACTTGGGCTCGGAGGTGATCGGGCGGCTGAACAAGCTGGGGCCTCGGGTCGAGGCGCAGTACGCCGGTTGGTCCCGTAAGGCCGTCCAGGAGCACATCGCCAAGAAGGGCGTCGGCGACGACATCAACATCGACAAGAAGGCGGAGATCGCCCGGCTGCGGCTGCTTCTCTCCCCGCCTGTCACCGCGCTGGTCGAGCAGGGCGGCAAGCGGATCCTGCGCGAGCTCGGGATCGATATCGCGTTCGACGTGAACGATCCGAAGGTCGCGAAGTGGCTCGGCTCCCGGATGAGCATGTTCTCCGAGGAAGTCGCCGGCACCACCTTCGACGACATCCGGGCGGTGCTGCGGCAGGGATTCTCCGACGGCAAGCCGCTCTCCGTCATCGCCGACACGCTCCGGGAGACCTTCGACAGTTACGACAAGTACCGGGCCCCCCTGATCGCGCGCTCGGAGACGATCGAGGCGTCGAATAAGGCGGGCCTGCTGGCGATCCGTCAGGCGGGAATCGAGGAGAAGGTCGTGAAAACCTGGCTCACCGCTGGCGACGAGCACGTACGACCGTCGCACGTCCAGGCCGGCCAGCAATACGCGGACGGGATCCCGATCGACGATCTGTTCCAGGTGGGCGACGATGAGATGGACGCCCCTGGGAACGGGTCAGATCCGGCCGAAGCGATCAACTGCCGGTGCGCGCTCGGGTACGAGAAGGCATAGATCCGGCGTTTCACGTGGAACGCATTCGGCCCCTCTTCGGAGGGGTTTTTCGTTTCCGCAACCCTTCCGAAAAGGAGTCCGCCATGAAGATCGAGCACAAGATTTTCGAAGCCGAGGTCAAGGCGTTCGACGACGAGAACCTGATCGTCGAGAACTTCATCTCCACGGAGCACAAGGACCGCGGCGGCGACATCATGCGGGCCAAGGGGATGAAGATTGTCGGGAAGCCGGTCGTGCTTCTGCTGCACGGCCGCGGGCCGATGGGATCGGAGCCGGTCGGAAAGCCGCTGTCGATCACCATCGACGAGTTCAAGGGGCAGCCGGGGATCCTGGCGAGGACGCAGTTCTACGACGACGAGGTCGGGCGTCGGTTGTACGGCAAGGTTAAGGGCGGCTTCCTCCCGAACTGGTCGATCGGCTATTCGGTCGACGAGGCGAAGGACCTCCTGCGGGAGGGGAGATACGACGGCCGCGACGTCACGAAGTGGCAGCTGTTCGAATACTCTCCCGTCGGGGTCCCGATGAACCCATTCGCCCAGACGGTGAAGGAGTTCTTGGACGACGTGGACGCAAACGCCGACATGAACAAGAAATGGTTCGCCCCTCGCCATGATGAAATCGTGCAGGCGACAAACGGCGCATGGTTCGGCGTAGTGGAGGAGAAGTCCTGCACCGGCTGCGGGGCGTGCGGGAAGAAACATCCCTGCCCGAACTGCAAGGGCGACCTGACGCTGTTCGTCAAGGACGGCGACAATATCGGCATCGCCTGCGAGAAGTGCGAGCCGGAGAAGTTCGCCGAGCTGACGAAGGCAATCGCCCCTCCCGAGCCCCCCGCCGACGATGGCGGGTTCATGATGCAACTCCAAACCCTCAAGGGGCTGATCGAGGGCATGAGGGATACCTTCAAGGACGTTCCCGAGAAACTGAAACTGCTGGATGAGAAATTCGCGAAACTGGAACCGCTTCTCGCAACCCTCCCGCCCGAACCGGATGGCGGGGACAAGGGGGAAGAGGGCGAAGGCAATCCTCCGGAACCGGAAACTCCGCCGCGCCTGATCTTCAAGGGCACGGCACAGGAGAAGGAAGAGGCCGCGCGCATCGCGAAGGAGCAGCGGGCCTCCGTTGTCGCCGCCGTGGCGACGGCGATGAAGCCGCTCATCGATGCACAGGCCGACAGGCTCATGGGTCGCGTGAACTGAACCGCTGAACTAAACCACTACACCAGCCGGAGAAACGAATGAGGCCCCCATCGGGGCCTTTTTCATTTCCGGCAGAAGGAGATCGGAGTCATGACGAACGAAAAGATCGTCACGTTGGACATGAAGGACCTCCCGGGGATCCTCGCGGAGGCGATCAAGGGGATGGAGTTCCCGCAGATCATGGCCCTGAAAGAGGACATGAAGCGGGTGGAGCGGGCGGCGCTGTTCCCGTCCGGAGACGGGACGCTCCTGGAGACGTGCGGTAAGTCGATCATCGACACCCGGGCGTTCTACCGCAAGGAGCACCACGCGGGTGGGCCGATGGACGCCACCGCGCTGGTCCGAGGGCTCGGCGCTTCCCGCACCGGTCCCTGGCTCTCCCTGTCGCCCCTGATGGAGAAGTTCGCCAGGATCGTCGCGTGCCGGGGCGATTCCAACAAGGCGCACGCTCTGGGCATCGACATCCGGGAGTACAACAAGGAGGTCGCCGAGGCGAACCAGAAGGCGACCGGCCCGCTCACCACGACCGACGCTGGCGTGCTGGTGCCGGTCGAGTACCTGGCCACCGTGATCGAGTTCGCCACCGCGCAGTCGCAGATCCTGCCGAAGCTGTGGCGGATCCCGATGGGCTCCCTGTCCATGAAGATCCCGCGCCTGGTGCAGGCCGCCGGCTCGTACTTCGGCGGGATCCACCTGTACCACCCCGAGGAGGCCGGCGAGAAGTTCAAGACCAAGCCGAACTTCGACTCCGTCACTCTGACGGCGAAGAAGCTGATCGGCCTGATCGCGATGACGGACGAGCTGATCGCGGATTCCTCGATCAACATCATGAACTACATCACCTCCCTGTTCGTCCGCGCCTTCCAGTGGCAGTCGGAGCACGAGGTCGTACAGGGGACCGGCACCGGGAACCAGATGCTCGGGATCATCTCCGACCCGAACATCAACGTGGTCGCCCGCCAGACGGCGGGGACGGTGAAGTACGACGACCTGGTCAACCTGGAGTCCTCGCTCGACGAGAACTTCGCCGACCTGACCTTCATCTCCCGGCGCGCAACGGTCAACACGTTCCGGAAGCAGAAGGACACCGTCGGGCAGTCCGTGTACCACGACGGGTTCGACGCGATGATCGGCGGCGCGATCCCTCCGCGCCTGCTCGGGTACCCGCTCGTCAAGACCCGGAACGCGAAGGCGATGGGAGCGCACGGCGACATCACCCTGGGCGACCTCTCGTTCTACCTGTGGGGCGTTCGCCAGGACATGACGATCGACACCTCGAGGGACCGGTTCTTCGAGCTCGACGAGACCGCGCTGCGGTTCGTCGTGCGCCAGGACGGCGCCCCCGGCGTGCCGGACGCCTTCTCGATCCTCGACACCGCGACGAGCTGATCGCGGCCTGAATAGATCGCGTCGGAGGTTTCCTCCTTTCCCTTCGGCGTGTGCGCCACCCCCGGGCTCTGGGCCGGGTCCGGGGGTGGCTTTTCCATTCGCATAAGCGGAGGTTTCATGCGGGACGAAGTCGTGATCGTGAAGGTAAAGCTCATCTCTCCGCTGCTCCGCCAGCGCAATGGGGAGACCATGCACCTTGAGCTGGAGAAGGCCAGAGCGGGAGAGCGGAAAGGGCTGTGGAAGATCATGGCGGGCGAGACGGGGGCGTCCTATGCGACCCGGGAGATGCTCCCGGGCGGCGGGGGGGATTATCTGACCAAGGACCGGTTCACGTTGTCGAAGGACGACGTGTTCGGCAAGAAGGACATGCCGTGATCCATCGCCGCGTGATTGTAGAAAACATCGATGCCGCGCTCATCAGCTCCTACGGGAAGACGATGCGCGTGCCGGTGGACAAGGCGAGGCTCGGAGCGCGACGGGGAAAATGGAAGATTCTCGACTGGCAGCTGGAGGCCTCCACCGACGGGTGCGGGTCCCGCGCCGGGGATTACCTGGAGCGGAGCGGATTCGTGCCCGGGGAGGGAGGCGGTCGTTGAGGGTAGCTTGGGTACAGGACAACTCCCGGCCCTGGGGCGGCGCGGAAGTATCGAACCGGTGCGTCGTCTCCGTGGGGGAGAGCCTTGGATTCGATATCGTAGGGATCACGCCGGAGAACTTCCATCCGAAGGTGCTTTCCGACTGCGACGTGGCGATCATCAACAACTTCTTTCAGTTCGCCGGGAGCCAGGAGCGCCTGATCCTCGAAACGATTCGCGGGGGTAAGCCGTACGTCAAGTACGAGCACGACTCCCGGGAGCTTGGGCGGCCGAAGGTCTCGGAGCGGATGTTCAACGGCTCGATCTTGAACGTCTTCCTCTCGCCGGCGCATCTGCAGAACCATCGCTGCCACCTGGGCTGCGACGGGATCGCGCTGCCGCTGGCGATCAATACGGAGATGTTCAAGCCGGTCCCCGGGGTGGAGCGCCGGGAGAACCGCGCGCTGTTCGTCGGCGGATGGATCAAAGGCGGCAAGATCGCGGAGTCCGTGCACCGGTACGTCGCGGAGCGTCCCGAGCTCGAGTACGTATCCGTCGGCCACAGGATCAACGAGCGCGTAAAAGTCATCCCCATGCAGGACCTGTCGAAGATGCCGGCGCTCTACAGCTCCGTGGGGTGCCTGGTCCACCTGCCAGACATGATCTGTGCCGGAGAGCGGGTCATATTCGAGGCGGCGCTCTGCGGGGTGGAGAAGATCGTGATGAAC